AATTCAACAATGCAATTATTGTCTCATACTTATGAACTAAATATTTTTTTAGATATGAAAACATATAAGAAAAAATTAAATAACAAATATGATTCGGCACTTTTAATAGAATGGGATGAATTACGCGAACTTTTATGGAAAGAGAACTGTATTGTATCGCCATTAAAATTTGTGAAAACAGTTCAAAAATTAGCTCAACTAAAAGGTCAAGATATGTTTACGGGATTTAATCAAAATGATTTGTCTGAATTTTTAATTTTTGTTATTGATTGTTTTCATAATGCGTTATCACGTGAAGTTAATATGTCTATAGAAGGTAATATTCAAGATGAGAAAGATAATATAGCTGTAAAATGTTTCGAAAGAATAAAACAAATGTATGAAAATAATTATTCAGAACTTTGGAGAATTTTTTATGGTATACATGTATCAGTTCTTGAAAGGATAGATGATGGAAATAAGATAAGTATGGTTCCAGAGCCATTTTTTATTATAAATTTACCTATTCCACTAGATAATAAGTCACCAACTTTAGAAAATTGTTTTGAACTTTATATAGAGGGTGAAGTAATGGATGGAGAAAATTCTATAAAAATAGAGGGTAGTGATAAAAAAGTAGAGGCAAGAAAGAGTATAAAATTTTGGAATTTTCCAGACATTTTAGTAATTGATATTAAACGTTATAATGCGATAAATAGAAAGATCCAGGTAATGGTTGACTTTCCTTTGGAGAATTTAAATTTATCAAAGTATGTAATAGGTTATAACAAAGATTCATATGTATATGACCTTTATGGCGTATGTAATCATAGTGGTTCAGTAATGGGAGGACATTATACCGCATTTGTTAAAAATGCTAATGGTAAATGGTATCATTATAACGATACAATTGTGACAGAGGTAGGAATGGAAAAACAAATAAAAACACCAAAGGCATATTGCTTCTTTTATAGAAAACGAAGCTTAGCAAAAAATAATTAATATTATAAAATTTTTGATTTATATATATAATATATATGGACGATTCTACGAACGATTCAACTAATACAGTAAGTACAGGTTTAGGAACAATAGCAAATGATACATATAACTATGTTAATAATTTGTTATTAAATCCAAGTGTAATAATAATTTTAGTAATTGTATTAATATTATATATAATTTTATTTATGTTTTTAGGAGAGAGTATTTCTAGTCCTCCAAGTGATAATATATCGAATTCTGGTTCAGGAACTATCACAATTTTATTAGTAGCTTTTTTTGTTATTTTGGTTATAATTAACGGTTTACAATACTTTTTTGGTATAGATATTGTGGCAAAATTGAAAAATTTATTTACAGGTTCTCCTGAAGTTGATATAACAGTTGACACTTCAAGAGCAGAAGCTGTAAAAGCACCTGTTCCTGAGATATTAATAAGACCACAAGTATTTAATATTCCTGGTAATGATTATATTTATCCAGATGCTAAAGCATTATGCTCAGCATATGGTGCTAGATTAGCAACATATAAGGAAGTAGAAGAAGCTTATAAAGATGGCGGGGAATGGTGTAATTATGGATGGTCAGATGGACAAATGGCTTTATTTCCGACACAACAAAAAACATTTGATGAACTTCAAAAAATAGAAGGACATGAGAATGATTGTGGAAGACCAGGTGTAAATGGTGGTTATATAGCAAATCCGAAAGTTAGATTTGGTGTTAATTGCTATGGTTTTAAACCAAGAATGACTTCAACTGAAGAAGATTTAATGGCTTCCGAACCAATATATCCTAAAACAGCAAAAGATATAGCAATGGAAAATCGTGTAAATTATTGGAAAGATAGATTATCTAAAATCTTAGTATCACCATTTAATCATAATACATGGTCTAGACTTTAATATATTATGTAATTATCTTTATAATATTTGTTTAATAAATATAAACAATATTATAAAAAATGAGGCATAATATATGTATCGTAATAATCCTACTATATAAGATACACATTTAATATAACAATTAATAAAAATATTTTTGCTGTCAGATGTAAATATGATAATATTCATTTTGGTTCTACAAATAGGACATGTTTGAGATTTTTTAACCCATTCATTTATACATGTTGTGTGAAGTTTGGGTTTACACTTACATTTTGGTTTAATATTTGAAAAATTTGTTAATACATGAATTTTATTTTCTTTATTTTCTTTATTTTCTGGGAGCCAACAAATTAGACACATATTTTCTTCATCATCACGCGGTTGTGTATCACGAAACCTGTCCTCATCAGAAAAATATTCAGATGAATTAAAAATAAAAAAATACATATATTTTACTTATTTTAGTCTACGAGTCTTAGTTTTATATTGTTTAATATGATGTTTACGTGTTTTTCTTTTACGTTTTTTATCAACTTCAACAAGTGAATATAATTTGTCAATTATCTCATCAGATATTGTTTCATGTGGTTTATAATGTTCTTCAGAAACTCTGTCAATATTTTTTTTAGGAACACGCATATTTACGTAAAATAATCCTGCTGGAACCGCTAAATTTTCAAATGGGCTTGATACTTTTCCTCCATTTTGATCAATTTTATTCATTGTAACCATAGGAGCCATTCCGCCCTGTAAAAATAATGAATTAATTTTATATCCGCCTCCAACTACATTTCCATCACTATCTAATGTAAATGTAAATTCGTCTCCATTAAATATTTGTTCTGACGTATTATCTGTTGTTGTATTATCTGTCATATACATTATAAAAATATTAATTAATTGTTATATAATCGCTTTATTTCAGGAACATAGTTAACTTTGCGTTTATTTTTAATATATTCAACAATTTTCTTAACTTGTTCTTCATTTTTAATAATTTCTGAAAGACATGTTTCTAAATATTTAAATGTTAGTTGTTGAGTTTCTTTAACCTTAATAAATTTAAGTTGTCCATCACTAATTTTAACTGAAGCATTATTTAATTGAGATGTTTCAATATGTGTATTAATTTGTTCAGATAGTATATTTTTTTTGTCACGTAATTCCTTGATCTTATCATTTAAAATTTTAATTTGATTATCAATAGTAACCCATTGTTGAATTTGTTGTTCAAAACTCATAATAATAGTTCATAAAAATAAATATTATGTTTAACATAAATTAATAGTTTTCAGGAGGGTTTTCTATAATATTCTTTAAAGTTTCATCTTTAAAAGTGGCAGGTTGATTATGCGCATCAAATAAATCTCTTGACCATTTATTGCCCATATGTGTAGCATCGCCCCTTACCGACTTTACTTTTGTGAAAAATTCTTCAGATTGACAAACATAATGATTAATTCTAACTAAATTATTAGCTATTCTAATTCTATTACCTTTATCTATTTTGATATTAGTATTTGGATAATAAATCCAATGAATCCATAATTGAGATGGAACTAGTATTGAAGAAGGCTTAACGATATATTTTGTATTAATTGGGTCAATATTAGGGTGTCTGTGTATATTACTCCTTCTAATATCATCAGGATGTTTTATACAACCACTGGTGCCATAAATAAACCAATTAAGATATATTAAATTATAATATTCTAAACATTTTAATTTAAAAGATAACTTATGGTCAACACCAAATAAAAATTCATCTAAATCAATAACAGCTAACCAATATGTATTTGTCCAAATATGTCTTGCAAATATATTTCTATAATTTTCTACTTGAGATGCCTTTTTAGGTCTATAAAAATATGTTACAATTCCTTTTTCAATATAATGCTTAAGAATAGGCATAGGATTATCATTGCTTCCATTATCAATTAAATAAAAATGTTGAACTCCTTGCCATATATGATGATCCAACCATAATTTTAAATTCATTGTTTCATTTTTAAATTGTGCTAAAACAGATAGGTAATAATATTTCATAAATATTATAAATATAAAAAAAAAATAATTATGAATAGTATGGAAAAGAAAAGAGTCGCAATATTATTTTATGGTTTAACTAGAAGTTTAAGAGACACTTATAGTAATTTAAAAGAAAACATATTTGATGAACTGACAAATTATAATTATGAATATGACACATTTATACATACATATATTTTAGACAATCCATATATAAATAAATGGAGTGGAGAAACAATTAATAATTATGATAATAATGCTTATACTGTTATAAATCCAAAAGATTATATGTTACAAAAACAAAATATAGTTGAGAAAAAATTACGTATACCATCATATTATTCTAAGCTAGGAAATTGGGGTGGTTGTGCAAATACAATTGAAATGAAATGTTATCTTGTTAGAAATATGGTTTTGGCTCTTTATTCAAAAAAAATGGTTGTTAAGTTGTTTGAAAAATATAATAATGATTATGAATATGTAATTATTACAAGGCCTGATCAAGTTTTTCATTCAAAAATAAATATAGCCGCATTTACATTATTGAATAATAGAAATATAATTATACCACAAGAACACTCTTATCATGGAGTAAATGACCGTTTTTGTATTGCTAAACCAAATGTAGCAATGCGATATGGATTAGCGTTTAATTTATTAAGATTTTATTCAAAAAATAAATCAATTATTTCGGAAGTTTATATGAAAGATTATTTGAATAGTTTGGGATTAAAAATTATATATAGTCCATTAAAAACACATCTTATTAGGTGTAAATAATAATTATAAAATAAATAATATAAAAATAATATAAAGATAAAACAATATTATTTTTTATGATAAATAATGTTCCTACAAGCATGTCAACAAATATGAATTCACAAATGATGTTAGATAATTTTAAATCAATGATGATTACCATGGCTATGGTTCGTGGTTCAAGTCAAACAGATTCTCAAAATTCATTTATTAACACAATAATAATAATGTTGTTAGTTTCTTTTATTGATTCAATTGTATTACAATTGAAAAAAATATTTACTATTATTTCATCAAAATTTGAAAATTACATAACAAAACAAACAAATGATATGTCTATTTTAAATAAGATAACATCCAGTTATTTAAAAATAAAAAAATCATCAATAATAATTAAAATAGAATCTGCTTCAAAAAATCCTACATCAGATGCGATAATTGATACGTTAACACATTTACCTCATACAAAATGTATTTTGCTTAATAATGGTATTTATACAATTAATTATAGTGAAGAAATTGAAATAACAAAGGGTCTTTATGCTCAATTAGTAAATGGTCCTATGTCACAAATGGTAACAGAAATAAGTAATAGTAATAGTAATGAAACTAATAATAAAACACAAGTGGTTAAAAATACCCAAACAAATCCCCCTATTCAAGTTTCATCTGATAAGGATACAGAAGATCAAAGACCAGGATTTGGATATGTTGATATTTACTCATACACAATGGATATGGAATTACTAAGAAATGAAGTTAATAATATTGTAAAAAATTTCTTAATTAAAATGACAAATAAGTTAGGAAACAATATTTATTATTTTAGTGAGTTACCATTAATAGTTTATCGTGATGGAAATGGAAAAATTGATCACACAAAGTCAAACGATAGTTTACATTTTACAATGAAACCATTTATAACAAATAGATCGTTTAAAAATTTATTTGGAAAAGATATTAATATAATTCGTAAGCGTGTGGAATTTTTTAGAGATAATAAAGATTGGTATGACGATAAAGGTGTTCCTTATACTTTGGGAATTTTGGTATCTGGTAATCCTGGTTCTGGTAAAACATCAATGATTAAGTGTATAGCAAATGAACTAAAAAGACATATTATAAATATACATTTATCGGATACAATGACAAAGACACAAATAGAAAATTTATTTTATAGTGAGCAAATTCATGTAACTCAAAATGGGAAAACAGATATATATACCATTCCGATTAATAAACGAATTTATGTATTAGAGGATATTGATTGTCAATGTGAAATAATTTTAGATCGTGGTAATGAAACTGCTGAGCAAATATTAGCGAAAAAGAATGCTGAATTAAAACAAGAAATAGAAAAATTAAAATTTGCTTTAAGCGAAATGTCAAATGGTAAAAAAATGGTTATGACTGGTAATAATATGCAAAAATTTGAAGAAAAGAAAAATGACTCATCAAATCAAAAGATAACATTATCATTTTTATTAAACATGTTTGATGGTGTTTTAGAAACTCCAGGTAGAATAACATTTATGACTACAAATTTTATAGATAAATTAGATAAGGCATTTACACGACCAGGACGTATAGATGTAATAGGAAAATTTGGTTTTACAGATCATAGTCAATTAATAGCAATAATAGAACATAGATATGACACTAAACTAACAGAAGAACAAATAGGCATAATAAATAATATGCATCCATGTATTACACCAGCAGAAGTTAGTAGAATTTTATTTGAAAATTTTGATAATTTAAATGG